TATGGTTAAGATTTAAGGAAATATATATATATATTAGTATACATATACACTTTTTATTATTTTTAAATTTTGCCCAGCTTTATAAAATTTCAAAAATTACTATAAAAACATTAAAAATTAAAATAAATTTACTTAAGAAAACGGTATAAAATGGTTTCAAATTGGTATAATTATTAAAAATATTGATGGATTTTGCACAGAAAACGGTATAAAATGGTTTCAAATTGGTATAATTATTAAAAATATTGATGGAAAAATATTGATGGACAAATTAAGATCCATATATTAATAGTTTTTGATTTAAGTTTTTCTTATTTTTTCTATCAATTTCTGTGGGCAAAATTTAAAAATAATAAAAAGTGTATATGCATACTAAATATATACTTATTTTTTCTATCAATTTCTGTGGGCAAAATTTAAAAATAATAAAAAGTGTATATGCATACTAAATATATACTTATTTTTTCTATCAATTTCTGTGGGCAAAATTTAAAAATAATAAAAAGTGTATATGCATACTAAATAGATTGAAAAAATGTTTAATTCTTGCCACACTTTTTATAACCTCCTTATATTATATATATATATATAGTTTTATCTTCTATGGGCAAGAATTAAGGAAATATATATATATATTAGTATACATATACACTTTTTATTATTTTTAAATTTTGCCCAACTTTATAAAATTTCAAAAATTACTATAAAAACATTAAAAATTAAAATAAAATTACTTAAGAAAATAATAATAATCTCTATAATATATATAGAATGTCTCAAAAAATTGCTGAATTTTGTACAGAAAACGGTATAAAATGGTTTCCAATTGGTATAATTATTAAAAATATTGATGGAAAAATTAAGAAAACTCCATATTGTACTGAATATAAACCCGACTATATGGATTTTAAAACAATAACAGATGAAGAAATTTTAGAGCGTCAAAAATTATATGATGATTATGATTATCTAGCAGTAGACACAAACGAGATCCAACAATTTGATATTGATGATAAAGAAGTATTAAGTCAATATGAATATTTATTAAAAGATAATCCTTATTTTCTTTCTGTCAATAAAAAAATGCCACATATATTTTGTAAATTAGATTTAAAGAAATTTCCTAAGAATAAAGAAGGTAATAATTTAAATAAATATGGTAGTGGAAAATATGACATATTATGTGGTCAATGGTCATATGTTCATAAAGATGCTAATGTTATAAATCCAATGATGAATATTAATAACATGACATCTATATTTCTTCCTCTTGTAAAAGATAAAAAAGAAAAACCAAAAGAAGAACCAAAAGAAGAACCAAAAGAAGAACCAAAAGAAGAACAATTAGAATCTAATATTAAAAAAGTTTTCATTAAAATTACTAAAGAGAAGAATCAAAAGATAAAAGAGATTAAAGATGAAACAGAAAAGAAACGCCAGAAACAAAATCAAAAGAAACAAACTGATATATTAGAAAAGATCATTAATAAAGATGATAATAAATTTAAGGAGTTAAAAGATTATTTAGATTGTCTTAATAAAAATAGATTTGAGAACTATGATAATTGGATGAGACTAACAACAATTATTAAATCTAATTATGGAGATGAATCATATAATATATTTGAATCATATTGTAAGAAGTATAAAGGATATAACAAAAGAGATAATGAAAAATATTGGAATGAACTTAAATCAGAAAAGATAACTATAGGTACATTATTACATTGGTGTAAGGAAGATAACTTTAATAAGTATTCTGAAATAGTATTAAATAAGTATAAAGATGTACAAATAACAGATAAATTTTGTTGTGAAGTATTAACATTGATAACTGATAATATTATATGGAAAAATGATGTATTATATGTATATGATGGTCAATTATGGAAATCTGGCATAGGAGCCATAAATAAATTTAAAGATATTATTGATAATGATTTATATGATTATATTAATCTTCACATTTTATGTTGTTATACTAAAACATCAGATATAACAAAATTAATATCACAATTACGACGCATTACAACTCAAAGAGGAAAAGATGATATTATTAAAACATCTCAACAACCACAATTCAAATTTAACAAAGATAATGAAGATATTACATTTGATAAAGATTGGTATTTATTCCCTATGAATACTAAAGTATATGATTTATTAGAAGAGAAATTTATTGATTATAGAAAAGATATGTATATAACAACTAAATTAAATTATGATTATATTGAACCATCAGAAAAAGAATATAATGAGTTTAATAATCTTCTTAATAAAATATTTCCTAATCCAGATATAAAACAAAAATTTTTAATGATATGTAGCACAGGATTAGAAAATAGATTGAAACAGAATATTCATGTATTTACTGGAGTTGGTGGTAATGGTAAGAGTTTATTATGTAATTACTTATCAATAGTATTACAACAATTTTATACATTAGGAGATACTCAGATTATTACATATGGAGGGAAGAAAGATGATACAAAAATAGCAAATATGGCAGGTAAAAGAATTATAATGTTTACAGAACCAGATAAATTAAAAAAAGTAGATGTAGCAGAAATTAAAAAATATACAGGTGAATCAAAAATCAATGCTCGTAAAATTTATGAAAAGAATAGTGATAATATAAATACTGGATCATATATTATTTGTTGTAATACTTTACCTTTATTATCTGAAGCACCAGACCAAGCAGTTAAGAGACGATTTGATATAACACCATTTAATTCAATGTTTACAACAGATAAATCATTATTAGATTCTAGTAAATATATATATGAAGCAGATACAGGATTAGAACAAAAAGGAGATACATATAAATTAGCATTTTTAAAAATGATAATAGAAGCACATAAAGAATATAAAAAGAATAATTATCAATATAAAAGTATTGATGAGTGCAATAATCGTACTAAAAAGTATTATGAGAAATCAAATATAATTCATACTTATATTAATGAGAATTATAAATTAACAGAAGATGAAGAAGATAAAATTTCAATGAAAGATATATATGATCATTTTAGAAATGATGAAACATATAAACTATTAACTAAAGAAGAGAAGAGAGCATATAATAGAACAGCAATAGTTGAATTTTTTGAAAGTACTATAAATTATAAAATTAGATTGTTTAAAGATAATATGAATAACTTAAGATTAATGAAAATAAAACTTAAAATTGAAGAAATTGAAGATATTGAAGATGATCCATTAAATTAATATAAAATGATTTAAAAATAAAATTAATATAAAATGATTTAAAAATAAAATTAATATAAAATGATTTAAAAATAAAATTATATAAATATTATATAAGAATGGAAAATAATACTATTATAGTAAACGCACCCCTAAAACTCACTAAAAAAGATTATAATAAAAAATATTATGAAAGTTTCATAGATAAAGAGAAAGATAAAAAATATGTTTGTGATTTATGCAATAAACAATATAAATATTATGGAAAATCTAATCACATAAAAAGCGCATATCATAAATTAGCAGTAACACTTAAGAATAACCAGACCACCCATAATGTATAGTTTGTATATCTAGACCACCCATAAATTTATATTAAGTAAAAATTACTTAATATAAAATTAAATAAAAAGGATTTAAAGATTTATTAATATATATAATTATAATAAAATGTCTGAAATTGAAATGATTAACGTAACCCAAGATATCCAAGACAAATGGAATATTGTGAAATCATATGTTAAATTTTATATTAATAGATATGTATATACTCTATCTATTGATGTATTAATACCTGAAGAAGTAGATGATATTAATGATGAAGAAGATGAAGATGAAGAAGATGAAGATAATCAATCTGAATCCGAATCTGAATCTGAATCTGAACAAGATAATGATGATGATGAAGATGAAGATGAAGATGATGATGATGATGATGGTATTATGTATGAATTTGGATTAAGAGATAGATATTATATTAAAACAACAGAAAATTTATCTAATATAGATATAGGAGATGATGATTTCCTTAAT